TTCTCCTCCATTTTATGACAAATTCCATCCATCCTTACCATAACTGCTTCATGAAATTTACAAAGAGTATCATCCATTTCTACTCTTCTCCTCGCTTTCCCTAATCCATCAATTTAATAATTGTAGCAAGAATCACTATGATAAATGCCACCACAATAGGCTCCCAGAGTATTGATAAGAATGCTACCAGAGTGATCTTCAATTTGTCTCCTGCGACGTAAGCCGTGTTTTGCTCTTCTCTTTGAGCAAAGGCAATAAGGTTAGGGTCATAAATACTTCCAATCATCCCCATCAAAAGGCCAACAATCAGTGCTGACAAAACAAGATGTCTGTCTAACATTTTGTCTCACCTCAGTTGTTCAATCTGATAATTCAACCAACCCAAATAATCAGAAATTTTGGGGTTCACAGTCCCAAGTTCAAGGGAAACGTTCAACCCGTTTTCCCCAATCTCATAGGAGATATTGTCGATTTGATAATCATCCTGCGTACCGGAAGACGAACGGATAGAAACAAGATCAATCGGAATGTCCCGCTCAAATCTATGAGTACGGGAAGTGAGTTTTAACAATCCCCTTTTCCGTGGATAATTTTTTGAACTCAAATAAGAATTTACCCATAATCTTGCATCTTCAATTGATGAAATTGAGTTGTTCTTAATCCTTTCGCTTCGGACATCATAAGTTGCCTGACTCAGGGAATATTCCATCTTGAAATACGCGTCCCCAGCATGATTGCTCCAAGTTTCACCCGCATCTGAAGAATATTTTAAAATTCCGTTTGCATAACCACTGGCCGTCGATCCGAAGATGTTATAATATGAAGCATTACTTAAAGCCCCCTGTCTCTTAATTCTGATCCCATATTCTGTAGCAGGAATTAGACCATCATAAGTGATCCCCATTTTAACAGTTGTTTCACTATCTCCGATAAGTGTATTTTCTATTATAAAAGATTTTAATGCCGTTGAAGGATCGGAAGTGGCAACCAGCCAAACATCAATGTCGTCTGCCGTATCAGAATATAATTCTACTTTGTCTATATCAAATTTGGCTCCACGGAATCTAATATGAACTTCTTGGGCTCCAGTTCCAGAAACGGTAAATTGTTTTTGATAAGTAGTCCATGATTTCGGATTATTTTCATAATAACTAAGTTCATCTCCATTTGACCAATTATAAATTTGGATTATAACTTTGGATGTACTTTTCTTACGATAAACAACACTTAAATTATAAGTAGCTCCTCCTATGAGAGTAACGGCTTGATAAACACCACTTACAGACCCTGGTGGATTTACAGCCAGATATTGCAATCCTTCAAAGGGAGTATCCGTTAATTTCTGTATTGACCCGTAATATCCATAGCAAGACCAATTGGTAACCCCAGGCATCTCCATATTTCCATCTATGATAATATTTGAAACCCCTACTTTTTTTATTTTCAAAGTTAAATCTTTCAATCGAGATAGACCGGTAAAGGTCTGCATAAGTTCATTATAGGTGGTGATTTTACCGAAGGAATAAGAGGTATCATTGGTCAATTGAGAGGTAGAATCAACATCATTTTCATCCTCAAGGATTTCTTCCAAACCATAATTTCCGGTAAAATAGATGCGATTCGTTAAATCCGATCCATCTGATTCTAGTTCTGCAAACGAGATATTATCTTCAGAGTAGAAATCCCATTTTCTAATTGCCGATTTTTCCTTAAAGTAAAAATATCCATCCCCATTAATTCCCCATTCATAATTGCCGGCCAGAGTTGCCAATAATTGAATGGCATTGATCCCGGCAGAATCGAAAAGGATGTTTTCTGGAATGATCGAGGAATCTCCAATATCGCCAGCATTATATAGAATATCAGTATAAGGCAGAATGTAATCATCAAGAAGATCAGTCAAAACACCATTGATAGAAACAGAGGAATAAGAGGCGGGTTCATCTGTTAAAGGATGCCTATAAACCACAACCTTTTGCAATTGATTTTGATAACCCACTGCCATAAATCTAATATTTTCGATATTATCTATTGTCCTAATTTTTGATACAACATTCCCGACAAAAACATTTTCATAATCTGAACCTGCCTCAAATCTTACTTTTATCCTGATTTTCCATGCCGGTGTTATGGTCAGAAAATCCGTCCATTCTCCCTTCACCGTAACCATCGCCTGACTACACCCTCCTATCCGATCAATACCCCAGGAGCATCCAATCATCATTTTATTCAGGATTTCGGATAGAGTGGTTCCGTTCCATAATTCGATTTTATAGTCAAATTCTAAAGGCCAACCATAAAACCGTGTTGGATCTCCATAGAATTTGGTTGCCGTCCCGTAAGGTGAAAATTTGGTCTTATCCATTTATCGCTTCAATTCCATAACCGAGAGGGTTCGGGGTCCTCCCCCCTTTCCGGTTGCTGTAGTCCCATATTGATAAACCGTCCCTGCATCAACCTTCCAACGCACCTTAAAAATATGGGAAGTCGCCGTCAAATCGGTGGCAAGATAACGAAGAACAACTTGCCCGATATCAAAATAGGTTGTCTTTAGATATTCATAGGCTCCATCCCAGCTATAATCTTGCGCCCATATCGGTTCCTTTCTTGCCCATATTTTAGTCACTCCATCAATCTGTAAATCCAACATTAAATCAGTCAATTGAGATGAAGGGACGAATATCCCATTAAATTCAATCAGGACATTGGAATTTAGGATCGTTGTTAAAGTAATACTCATATCGGTCATATCGACATAAGATGTGCTGGTAGTATTGATATCGGAAGTTCCTATCACCATTGAACATTGACTGATTCCGCCTTTTGTAATGTTTGTCCCCGCTTCAATAGCCAGGAGTCTTGCCTTAACAGTGGCATCAGAACCTTTAGGCAGAGTTCCCAACTCCGTCTCAATGGCCGTAATTTCCGATTGTGGATCATTGATATGGGAAGCTGACGGATAATCCGTCCCATCAGTTTTAGTAGTGAATGTTTTGATTGTTGATGGATAAATAGCCATGTTTTCTCCTTATGTTGTTGGGACGAGTACTTCAGTAACGGTAAAACTGAAAAATGTCCCATGATAGATTTCGCCGGTGGTATAAGTTATTTTTGCCTGACCTTGAACGGTCCCTAAAAGGTCATGTAATTCATTTGCATCCAAGGCGGTGATATATTCAAGAATCCCATTCCCTTCATCGTAAACCGTGCAATCCCATTCAAGAGCCGCTCCCGTGGGTTTAATCTCAACTTTCGTTGCTGAGGCCCCGGTAAGATTGAATCCCGTATTGATCCTGAATGTTATTCCTCTATCTTCAGTGTATGGCATGGTTCAAGTTCCTCATCCTCAAATAATGGAGGTGTTGGATGGTTTTTATCAATTTTGCTGTCAAGATTTATTATTTGATCGACCTTACTGACAATTTCTATAAGATCATCTTTTTCCATATTCAATTCTCTTTTATCAAGTTGGCACCAAAACTTCAGATACAGGGAAGGAACCCACTGCCCCGTGATAAACTTCCCCAGTCGCAAAACCAATTCTTGCCTGAACCTGCCAGGTTCCGACCTGACCATCCAATATAGCCGAACCTGTAGTGGTTATATACCTAATAATCCCATTTGCTTCGTCAAGAACCGTACATGTCCAGGAGGTTGTTGTTGCATTCGGTTTTACTATTTTTACCACTATTGATGATGCGCCAACAAGATTAATACCAGTATCGATTCTAAAATCTATTCCCCTATCTTCAGTAAATGGCATGATTTTGCCCCTCTTTTTCTCCTAACCAATCTTTGAATCCAGCGAAATAGTCGTTATAATTTTGGATTGAATCAAATATGTCAGCAGTGATTTCCTGAAAGAAAGAACATCGGTAAAAGCAATTGAGTCAGAAAGAGATACTAAATTTTCTACTAAAATTGAATCGGTCAAAGATAAAGTCTCGGAAATATTTATTAAAGTATCAGGCACAGCCAAAATGGAATCAGTAAAGGAGCATCCATCTGAAATATTGACTTCCGTGGCAACTATATAAGTGCAATAAATTGAATATTTTCTTGTATCATGGTCGATGGCCTCCAAATTGGCAGGGGAAGTATAACTATTTTCGAAATCATAATGACCTTGGTCTGCATCACCTGTATCAAAATAAAGTCTTCCATATATCCCGGAACTATTATTAACAAACATTAAAAGATATCCTGTACTGATGGATAACATCGGACATATTGAAAAAGAACTTGTTTTCCAAGCAGGCGCACCATCCATTGCAATTGCGTTACCAATCCCATTTGTTAATATATTCAAATTGCCATGTAGAACCAATACTCCTTTCATGCTTCCACTTCCGCTGGATACATAACAATAAATAGTTAAACTGGTGGGAAAGAGATTCGACGATTCCGCAGGAGATATAAAAAGAGAACCAACTACATAATTTGCAGTAATTCCGCCGTTACTTCCTCCTATCGTATCGTATCCAAAAGTGGGGTCAATATTAACTGGATAAACTGCACTATCAAGAAAATTCTGGTCAATGGTGATTCCAAGAAGTTCCCTCCCAACATCAATATTCAATTCCCCCCAAATCTCTTTTCCGGTGGCATCTTTAACTTTTGGCCTATAGATATGAAAAGCTTTCCCTGCCCTGTAATTTTTACCTCCAGAAGAAGAATAATCACCATTTTTTGTTGAATGATAAACGGCATAAGAGCCAATTATATTTTCCGGTCTTATGCATCCTTCATTTATTTCTTCTTGGGTCAGGGGTGGCTGATAAAAGAAATCCAATCCCTTTGTCTGGATGGAGAATTGAATTTTGTTGGATGACGGTTTTTCTTTTAAAATTATTTCAAATTCAAAGCCTCCCTCTGGATGTTCATCTGAAACGGGATGATCGTAAAAATGGGATTCAATTGTAGGCTTAATCCATTCGATCTTATTTCCTTTTTGAGAAACAACGGTTTCTCCTGGAGATGAATCAATGAGGCGAACAGATAGATTACATTCATTTTGCCATTTCAAAATTTTAATTTGCGGTAAAAATATATCTGGTTGCTTCGCATCTCCAATTTCAACATCAATCCGTTCTTCCAAATCTTCTTTAGGAGAATAGGAGAAAGTATTATCTTTTAAAATATATTTCTGTCTTATCTGAGATGAAATTTCATCTATATTTATTATTGGCACAATATCTCCTTATTTCATTCATGCTCCCGTTACGGTTGTAGTTAATATCCAAACTTGGGTTACTACTTTTGTTCCCTGCGCACTTATCTTTCTATTCAAATTTTTATTGGCTGCTAAACCATTTCTAATACTATATTCCTCCCATGCAAAATTGGCATCAGTTAATCCGAAGGTCGATTTAAAAACCATTAATTGAGATGTACCATATGTCGGATATGAGGCATCCATTGCCTTCCAGAGAAAATTGGATCCTGCCTGAAGATCGGTATGTCCAGCATTTACCGCCGCACTGGAATCCCCGACACCTGATTGAGCATTGGCATTTGTGTAGGCCGTCTCCGTGCCACCGCAAATCAGGGTATTGATGGCGTTCAAACCCTCATTGAGAGCCAGATTCCCATGAATCAGACTTCTTCCGAGGTCATGACCCCGATTATCAAACCGGTCAATCGTCCATAGAGTTTTGAAATGATATGAATCGGATATCGCCTTTGCTATCGAAACCGCTATACGATCAATGAATTCAGATTGATCGGATGCCTTTTTGATTTGCTTCCCGATCACTCCGAGGGTGGATTCAAAGGTCTTCCAAAATATTTCATTCCAGTTCTTATTCATTTTCAGCCTCCTTCAATATTTCAAATTGATCCATTGCCTCATGACTTATCCCTACCTGCCCCTTCTCTTCTCCTGTATCGAATTCGACAACAAGATAGGGCTTTGTCTGAATCACATAACCTTCAATCTTCCCAACGCATTGAAAACCGAAGGTCTCACGCATCGCCAGAATTCGTTTCGATTTTACATAATCTCCTTTTCTCATTTTCTTTTCCTCCTTAATAATATCGATTCGTCCAATAGACTCTAATCGTTACGCTTACGGATGCACTCTGTGTAAAAATCAAATTATTCAATCCAACACCAAGATTAATAAATTCCCCGCTAAAGTTTGATAAAACATTTGATCCACCAGAGGTTACGGTAAGATTAGCCGTATCCTCGATGAGTGCAGTCGAAACCCCCGTGTAGGTCGCCGTTTGCAAAAGAGTTGAATTTGTGATTGTTGGGTTAGTAAAGTTTGTTGCTGCCATTATCGATATTCGAGCCGGTGTTATGACATTCCCAAGTGTGGTCACACTAAAACCATAAGAAGTGGAGGCCGTTGTAAAATCATTGTTCGATTCGGTCAGATTATACCAAAAAGGATCAACACAGATTAGGTCAAGAGAGAAATTTCCTGCCATTAAAGTTGAAATATCTCTTACCTGTAATGATCCATTATTTACCCAGATATATCGATCATCGAATTTATAAAATTTTTGCTTCCCAAACTTGATATTTTTAAGAAAGGTTGCAATGTTATCTCTATAATTTTCCTTTGAAGTCCCTATAATCAATCCTTCGATTGAAATGATACGGGGATTCAAGAATTGAGTATCATCGATCTTTCCGCCATGCCGTCTTGGGATATTTACGGAATTTATCTTAGATGAAATATCTTCGTTGATCCCCTGGATTAAAATACCATTGACTTGGTTTAATAAAAAATCAGCCGTATTATAAAGTTTGCATCCAAAAGTCGCTGTCAATTTAATACCTCAAAGATTTTCTTCTTTCCCAGTCGATATCCCTGCCCAACTGACGAGCAAGCATCTTCAAATCCATATCATTTGAAATAGTAGCATTTACTGTTATCATAATAGGAGATCCTTCTTTTGAGCTAATTCGCTCACCCTTATGAACCAATGCCAACCCGGTATAAGGCATAACACCACCATGCTGAAAAGAAGGAATGGAAAGCCTTCCTCCTCCTCCAGTAATCTCGCCTCTTAAACTCTGCGTAGCTTGATACATGATCTTAAATAATGGCTCCATCGCTGCAAGAACAGGAGTTAACTTTGCATATCTCTCCTCGATTCCTGCCTTGAATCCCGCAATGTCAAAACCTTTCGTTAGGGCATTGGCGACACCCTCATAAATAAATTGATAAATGGGTGTTAAAACATTTCTTAATGCTGATGCCCTGGTGAATGCCTGAACCATTCCCTCTAAAACATTTTCATAGATAGAATTTCTCAAACCTCTTTCAAAAGTTTTAAAAGAATCAATCCTTAACCCTGCGCTCAAGGCTTTCGCAAAATCCTCTGTCACCGATTTATAAAGTTCCTGTGCTGCTTCCCAGAGTGCTGTTCTCTTTTTCCCGACATGGGGAGCAGGTATACCGAGGAGTCCCCCCTGTTCCTTAATTGCGGACATATCAAAACCAGTACCTTTTTCATTTATCGGAATGTCAAATCCCATCGCCTTCATCGAAACATAAGTTTTGTATCTCTGGGTCAATGCAATGGCCATTCTTTTTGCGGCCTCCCCCCCCTTACTTCCAGTGAACCATCCATAAATTGCCCCAACTACTGCTCCAACAAGTGCCCCAATTCCAAGAAAATAGGCCCCAATTATTGCTCCATAAATTGCACCTGTTGCAGCAGATGTTTGCTGACTCATTTTTTGCCCGCCGCTGCCAGAGAAAAGAGTAGAAATGCTATAAATCGCTGCAATCCCACCCAATAAACTTCCAGCCCCTCCTGCTCCCCCTCCCATCTGTCCACCTAAACCAAGAAAACCAAGTAATCCTCCCCCTCCGCTTGTTCCTGTTCCTGTGGCTGCTTGGCCCGCGGTTGTTGCCGTAGTCTTGCCGGAAAATAAATTATTAATCCATTTCTCCAAACCTTCACGAGTATTTTTTAAAAAGGCATTAAGATAATCCCTACCAATGGAAAGGAAGAAACTTTTGAAGGCATCTTTGACTTTTAATGTCCCCGCAATCATTCCATCAAAGACTTTGTTAAAAGCATCTCCTATCGATTTAGTTAGGTCAACAGTTCTTCCAAGCTCAACATTTAACTGGAAGGTTTTTGCACTCTTCCATTTCTCAATTATTGCATCTGAGAGACCAAGTTGATTGTATTGATCGGCCTGCATCTCGATCAATTTGAGGCCAATTTCATATTGTGCCTGATAATCATAAGTGATTTTTGCAGCTTCCAATTCCATTTCTTTTGCGATCTTTGGATCATAAATTTTTTGAAGTTTTTCACCAATTTTCATGTAGCCTTGAGGAATAGTAAAATCTCCTGCTTCGTATCCGAATCTTTCAAATCCCCCACCCTTCACCCATTCTGAATTTAATCTCATTATTTCTGCTGTTGATTCTCTTACTCTATCGAGCATATCTGCATAAGCAGAGACTTTTACCAAAATCTTTCCGGTCTCGGTTTCGATCACCATCATTCCCTTTGGAATATCAATCAAGAAATCTTCCCAACTTGGCATCTCTCCAAGATCGCTTAATCTTTGAGCTTCAGCCACAACTTTGCCAAAGGCTACATTAATTCCAGATATCCTATCTGCCTCTTCTATCTCCGCCTTCTCGACGTTTTTCCAATAATTTTCCCATACCTTTGAAGCCAACTGTCCCATTCCGACCTTTTTAAGTTCCTGGATTGCAGATTCCCTATCCAAATCGAGAATCTTGATCTTGTCCTCAAAGGTCTGATAACCTATTGCAAGACCCTGCTTCTGGAGTTCAAGAAGTTTCTTTTGGACTTCGAGTGGATCGGCAACTTTGATTTGGCTGGGGCCTCCCCTTGCTGCCCCTGTTGTCATTCCCAAACCTGTTGTCAATTTTTCAGAAAGATAATAGTTAGAAGGAAGAGTAGGCATCAATCCCAAAGCTCCCAACCCTTGCAGAAGTTTCATACCCGCCCATTCCCTGGCTCCCTTTTCTACATCTGCCCATGTCCGAACAGCAGCGGCACTCAATTTAACAAATTCTCCCGCAAGTTTCGCAACCTGATCTCCCATCTCCTTCCATACAGCACTCCGTTTCTGGAACTGCTCATAGTCATTTAATTCGTTAAGTGATTTCCCAAGTTTCGCCGCATCTTCTTGGGTCTTTTCCATAACGGCATCGACTACGGCCATGCGTTTCCCATAATCGCTGAGCTGCTCTTTTCCAACGCCAAGTGTAATGGCATGTTTCTGATATGCCTTATCCATGTCGATTACGATACCTGCTGTTTTCAAACCTCTTTCCCTGAGATTTATAATTGAATCCGAGATCGACTCATAGGCTTCACTGACAGTCTTTCCGGTCAATCTTGCGCTTACTCTTGCCGCCTCCCCAATACCGACAATCTGCTTCTCAGAAAAACTCTCAGAAATGAGTCTCAGAGCCTTCGCCATGAGATCACTATTCTCAACTGTCCCTTTCGTCACTCTTTCTAATTCTCTAATTAAAGCATCACCGGCGACATTGAAATTGCGGGCCATTGAGGTAAAGCTTTCTTCGACGGCCCTAACTTTTGCCCCTCTTTCAGCAAGGTCATAGAATTTTGATAATACTCCATAGGCTTTCTGAACCAAATTTGTAAAGGCATCCCATTTGACAACACTGAGAGCCCTATCCATTGAGGAGACCGAATCACCAGTTTTCTTGATCTGGGACGTGAACTTATCCAGAACAATAGTTCCCTGATCATCGACTTTCAGGACTAATTTAATTTCAGCCATTATTCCTTCCTATAGAGTTCGCCTACAAATGCGTTTACTTTCTCAATACAATCTAAATCATCATTACCAATCATCTCCATCGCCGTCTTTATTGCCTCGATTCTTATCCCTATAACATCCCCCATCCCCGAAACCAGAAGTTGACTTTGACATAAATTATAGACCGCCATTGTTTCGTAATTTTCTTCAGAGATTACTGGTTTTTCACATTTGCCGTCTTCGCATGGAAGAGGTTTTTTCATCTGGGCATGCAATTCTTCGCAATCGGAACAGTTCGCAAGGGTCCCAGCAACCCTCATCCACCTTGCGAACTCTCGGAGTTTTTTATTTCTTCTTCTTTCTTCTCCGACTGAAACCGTTCAATATCCATGATGATATTCTGAATAAAAATATCAAAGTCATAGGCGTTTTTCATCAATTCAACCGCATTCTCGAAGGAAAAAACGATTTCTTCATCTGGGTTAATAATCTTTACAGGAAGCATTTTTGCAAGAATTCCCTGGGTCAGACCTTTCCATCCTGCAAATACTTTCGAGACAAGATCAGTATAGAATTTTTCGGAATCCAACTTCTCTATCTTTGTGTGATCTCTCTTATCCCAGATAAAGGTTTTTGATTTTTCAAGAATTTTATTCACGTCAAATCTGGGTAAGAATTTAAGCTGAACCTCGAAAGTATCAAGATACTGAACCCAGATAGTCCTCTCCGTAAAGCTCGGATCAACCAAATCCTTGATCGAAGTCATAAAGCCTCCCTCTTAAAATCATGATTTAGAATATATCTACTGGCCCAACGCCACCGACTTTGTATTCCACGGCAACGAGATTATTCATGGCCGCTGTGATTGAGAGTCCCCCGATATAACATCCAGCCCCAGAATCCTCTGTAATATCGGGACCCCAAAAACTACCTCCTGCTGAACCATAAAATTTTATATTTGTAATCTTAGTCCCAGCAAATGAAGCATTTTTGAGAACCACCTGGCCAGTTGTATCAGACATATCGAGGAATCCCCCTACCGTGGCCATCCATTTCTGCTGACCTGGAAGGGTTGCACCCCAACCTGTCCCAAATACTGAACCATCAAGGTCATCACTGGTCTTATCAATTCTCCAATTCGCCAGGTTTGCGATTACCGCCGCAGCCAATGTCACAGTCCCTTTTCTTCCGATTATCGGATCAGTCATTTTACTCTACCTCCTTTGTTGTTAAGATTTTTTCCATTCCAGTAACCCAATACCCATCCACTTCTTATCATTTGGATCAATAATTTCTATGTGGTTATATTTTTGCTTAATCTCTTCCCAGAAATCCGAAACCCTACAATTTTGACTTCTATGCCATTCTGTATCCGCAATATCGTGAAATGCAATCCAACCTCCTTTCTTAACCAGACTGGAATATGCCTCAAAATCTGCCTTAACCCCCTGATAGGTGTGATCCCCATCGATGAAAAGAAAATCGATTTCCCCCCCATTGCTTGAAATGACATCATGAACCCCTTGAATCGTTACCTGGTTGTGGCTATCACCTTCGATCTCTATGATAATGTCCTTTAGAACATGGTTTTCATAGACTTTAGGGGTCTGGGAGGCACGATCTATGGAGACTACATGCCCATCCCTTGATTCAACAAGTTTTGCCCAAAGAAGGGCACTTCCGCCCCCCTGAGTGCCTATTTCGAGAACATCCTTGATCCTTTTCCCCTGGAGAAAGTTATAAAGTAAACCTATCTCATAGGGGCTCTGATTCATTTTCCAATCCACCTCAAGGGAACTGTTGTTAATTTCTCGATCTATCCATTTTTGATCCCCCAATTTCTTAAATAAAGATACAATCGTTCCCCAACCTCCGCATCTATCGAGCAATCCCTGAATGAGCCAGAGCTTCCTGTTCACCGGAAATTCTCTTAAATGATCCACGTCATATTTCGTCCAGAGTCTTAGTTTGAAACCTGCTCTTGTGGCTTTACGGGTGAAATAATAATCTCCCTCCTCATAATCAACGGACACCTCCTTTTCTTCAGTTAAGACCTTTTCCCATTTATTCTGAAACCAGGGCCTCTCGAGTTTTTCAAAAACCTCTCTCTTGACCAGAAGGCAGGCGCAACCAACGGCACCGGCATCAATCACATCGCCAAATTTATAGTCAATAAAAGGCAAGATCATCCTATCCTGGGTAGGATGCCAGGCAATCGGGTCATACGGTGGATAACCCCGATAACATAACCCTCCTGCCATGTCTGCTCCATCCTCTAAAACCTTGAATAGATCGATAAGGATATTTGAAGGAAAGAGCATATCGCCATCTCCAATCAAAAAATGAGTGCAATTTTTATTAAATCCATCCTCAATTTGTCTTTCTCTTTTGGTATCAAGTTCCCCACCCCGTCCCGCTTCTAAAACAATCATATTGGGTTTCTTTAATGCCAGTAGGGAAAGATGGGTAGAATAATCAATATGAGACCAAGTATGAGGTATCGCCAGTCCCAGAAGGCAATTCAAAGGCCATGCGGTTTTGAGGGGAGTTGCCTGAAAATTTATTTTTTGCTGTATCCATTTATCAATAAACTCGGCTCCCCATTTCTCGCTAAGAATCTTTAGGGCATCAATACAATAATTGGTATATTCTTCATTGGTCTTTGCGATAGTATTTCTTATCGTCTGACTCCCGAAATGATGGATATAAACATCCCGTGCGATAACACATTTCAGACCGAGTTTTTGCTGCATCCTGATGATATAATCAAATTCCTCGGCACCGCCCATGTGATAACGTTCATCGACTTCCCCTATTGCATCAATAACTCCCCTACGAAATAACAGACAAAACCCGATAAGCCATTGAACCTCTTCTTCCCAATTTCCATCATTCGCCTCGATTCTTTGTAGACCATTCACAAAATTTGATGTGGGGCCAACGGCACCAATCCCAGGCCGGAAGTGAGCAAGCATTTTGGGGAGCCAGTCTTTCTCAAAAACAATGTCATTATTCGCCCAGAGAACAAAATCGGAATCAGAGGACATTCCCTTAAAACCTTTATTGAGTGCTACACACCAACCCATATTGATCTGTAAGGGAATCAACAACAAATTAGAAACCTTCAATGATTGCAAGTAGGGAATCAATTCTTTTTCAGATCCATTATCCACCACGAACAATTCAAAATCCTTCTCATCCGTGAATTGATAAAGACTCTCAATGGCCTTTTTGGTGAAATCAATCTGGTTATGAACAGGCATTAAAATACTTACTTTCATATTGTCTCCTCCAATTCAAGCCTTTGTATAGGGATCGCCAAAAACAGTGCGATAGGTCACGGTTAAAATAATTTGTGAGGCTACAAAGATGTTTTCTTTCTGTTCTATTACCACTTCATTTATATTAAGATCACTATACATTGCCAAATTTCCCCATTTGTCATCAGTAAATACAGCCTTTTCCAAATCGGCAATATATCCCCTGATCTCCTCTATCGTACTGGCATAGATTTCTATTTCAATGGGGGTTTTGTTCTCACAATATCCCCAACCAAACTCCTTTGTCTCAGTCCGGTCACGGTAAACCAGACCAGGAATTTCCGAGGATTGAATTGGAGTTGTTCGCCAGGCGAAAACATTATCCCCTAAACCCATAAATTCTCCTTATGAAAGACTCACATCCAGGGCTCCAATAGCAAATGTGACTGTATCTCCCGCCAATGGGGTTTGATCGACCACTTGATCGTTATCATAGGCAAGGACATTCCCTGTATCGAGAGTGGCAGCATCCACAAGGGCCATACCCACTACCGCAGACCAGTTACCAGCCCCTACGGTTGGAAATGTTACTGCATGTTGATTATCGCAGGCTCCTCCACTTACATCTTCCCATTCTGGAGACCCCCCTGCTGCCTTATTCACCAGAACCCTGGCATAACCTGTTCCCGCAATCTCTTTTCCGGCAGTGGTAAGGGTCGTATCGGCATCGGCCCCCGCACTATCAAGAAGGGCAACATACGTGGCGGGTTGGGAATAGGCCTGATTCCTGAACATCAGATCAATCAGCCAATTGCAAAGTTGGGTGGTGAATCCTTCTCCTGATGAGGCCGAAATCTCTACATACACCTGTCCACTTGCCACAGATGGGGTATTTCCTGAAACTGGAGAGAATGAGGAAACGAAAGCCCCATAAGCCAGGACATTTCCAGCACCATAAGTTATACTATCCACTATGGCCCAATTAGTAACCACCCCCCAGGCTCCCGTTGCTGTGGTGAATGTAACGGCGCCAGTCTGGGAGATTTTTCTTGAACCCGCTGCCGCAAAGGTAATGGCCTTTCGAGCATAACTCCCGGTATTGGCACATTCACTCATTGAGGCCCCCGTGGCTGCTTCTCCTGGATCGCCAGTGGCAAGAGCCAGATATAGGGTGGCAACCGGTGTATACGCCGTTCCAAAAACATGATTCATTAAAGCATTTTCGCCAAAATTACTTAGTGATCCCATTTTTCCCTCCAAAATTTATGAAATTGTTTTTAATCTTGCATCAACTGCATCCATCACCTTTTGACGTATCGAATCACTCCCGGAAGCGGTTATACCCTCAAATCTGGTTTGGATTTTATCCAGAATTTGTTGACGTATCGAAAGCCCTAAAAATGTGCAAATCAAATTGTCCGGCGTGACACTTGTATTAAAAATGCTGGCGAGAAGATTACGAACGATTGTCACCAATGCATCAGACGTGATACTCTGGGCAGAAATCGAAGCTCCTAATTGCCGGAGAATGATTACCGTAATATCCGGGGTCAAACTCGATCCGGTAATGGTGGCAATTAAATTAATGACTCCTTCCATCGTGGCCGTGATATCAGGGGTATAACTTCCGGCTATAATATTTGCAGCCAGGGCCCTTGCGGTGATCGCTGAAATATCTGATGTGAGACTTGATACAGAGACATTTGCAAGAATGTTTCTGATGATTGTCTGGGTAATATCAGGGGTCAAACTTACAGCCTGAATATTTGCAAGCAGGCTCCTGGCAGTAGTGGCAACAGCACTCGAAGTAACACTTTCCGCAGCGATGGTAGCCAGCAATGAACGGGTTATTAAAGCGATAATATCGGGGGTCGAACTCGCAGATAAGATGTTCGCAAGCAGACTTCTTACGGTGGTAGCCGTGATGTCGGAAGTAAGGCTTGCCCCCGTGATACCGGAGAGTAAGGCTCTTACGTTAGTGGCCGATATTTCAGGGGTAACACTCGCTCCTACGATGGAGGCCGGGAGATTTCTGGTCTCCCCCCCTGCCGCCACAAAAAACCACTTCCCTCTTCTGGGTTGCTCGAACATGGCGTAGGGATTGAGAAAAAACCATGATATTTCATCATCCCGTAAATATTTGTTATAAATGATAGGATCACTAATTTTAGCATTTGGATAATGGGGATCTCCACTTCTTCCCCTTGCTAAAGTAATCGATTCTGTGCCATAGGTTATAGTTCCCGAACTGGCACTACTCGTTTGATCAAACAATATTGATCCACTTTGAGAATAGATTCTAATGTTTATTCCTACCCCATTTTTCCATCTACCTATCCATAAATTCCAATCTGTAGCAGTGAAAACACCAGTCATGTTTGACCAATTTAGACTTCCATTAATCGCTATTCCAAATCGGGGTTGATTGCCACCGCTATCGATTTCTCCAAGAGTAAAAGATACCCAAGGAGAACTTCCCCCATACCCTTTTGCTAAAAATTCATTACTTTGAGCTCTGGCATTAGCATGAGTTAAAATATTAACCCAAACCATTATTGTGATAGCATCTGAGGCGGGCTGAAAATTTCCAAAGTCTACATAATCATCCGACCCGTCAAAAGACAGGGTCAGACCACTTCTTCCAGGAACCCAGAGAGGTCCGTTAACAAGAGTCCCTTTATTGTTCCTACCACTTGAATCATAAACGTATAAACCCCCACCTTCACTCATAGTCCAATTTGCCATCAATCCCTGAGCCAACGGATGTCCAGGGATTATCGGAGTGCCAGGAGGAGGCTTAGCAGTATAAGATCGTCTCAGCATTACGCCACCGTCTCGTAGATTCCAGAATAGGAAGCGGAACTGCCAGTTGCCGCAAGAGCAAGACCACAATAATTTCTAACAACAATCCCCCATTTTCTCGGAAGAACCCCACCAAATGCCTGAGCGATTGAAAAGATAACTTCGTATGCCTTTAAAGCCGTGGGTATAGGAACTACTTGAACCAATCTTAAACAGGTTGGGTCTTCAGGAGTTATGGCTGCATCAGTACCAGTAGCGTTGTCCGTAAAAATTGTCCCATCTTCCGAACCGTAGGCCCAGATATAAGCAGCCTTATCGTTGGCAATGCTTCCAGTAATGACATTTAAAACCACGGTCACCAGGGCATCAAGATACTTATTTGTCCCATTATCCACCGCCGTTGATTCCCTTCCAGCCGTAGCGCTTGAGGCAAGGTTCGCAAGGGTGATTGTAATTGCAGTAGAAGTCCCATAAGCTAATTTTACATCAGCCATTTTGCACCATCCTTAAAAAGTAATATTTGCGTTAAGATATGTTTCCAGGGCCGCCTCATTAGAACTCAAGACTTCCACGATTTTAGCTGTTTTGGCTTTCCAATTATCATAATATTCCTGGAGGACACTCTTACAAGCCAAAGCGATTTGAGTCTTGATCTGGGCAGCAGTTTGATTCTTATTGACATTGAAGTTGGTTGTGGTTGAGGCCCGAATCGTTGGTTTTCCAGTTACAGGATCAATAACCGTCTCATCCACCAGATCAAATCCAATCATGGCCACAAGATTCACTCCACTAATTTCCACATTAAAAGTGGTTGCATCGAATTTCATTTTAGTCTCCTTTTTTTATATATCCATCCATTTTGCGAGAAAATCTTCATTTCCAGGAAGAAATAGATAGTCATATTCCGTAGACCTATCTAAATATGGATTATAAATAGGGTCTGGAGTAGTCTGGGTTTCATCAAATATCCAGGCCGTAACAAGTTCATCCATAAGCCGATTATGAGGATTTATCTCTTTCTTCATTTTTCATCTCCTTTTTTTATGTATCCCTTATAAATCAATATCTCCCACGGCTTCCACCATCTCAGTTTCCCGTCTGGTTGCCATTGAGTAATATTTCCATTATTATCCATGTGAAGAAAATGAGGCCACCACCCAAAGCGACTCTTACGCACCAGGAGGTAGCCTCCTGTTCTAAAATATTTCCTAAAAGCATAGAACAGACAACTGCCAATCAAATCTCTCCCTTCTCCTGTTTGTTTAACAAGTCGGCAAAGGTTCCAAGGATAACCTGCTCAATACGGATAACTTGTTCCATATCCGTTCCCTGAAAAGACAGGGAAGCCTCCATAATCTCCTTGCCTTCCACCTTCATTGAAACTGTGATGTTGAATTTTTCTTTTTCCATTTCCATTACCTCCCTTTGTTCGGTGCCCTCGGGCATTTGATTCTCCTAATCTTTTGAAAGTCTTAAAAGCATCATGCCGAGGCCATCCGGCTCTTTAGCCGTTATTTTATAAGTGACACCTCCGATCACTATCGTGGAGGCATGTGTGATTGTAAAAAAATCCGCTTCCCTCACTTGAACATAAGGGTCCCGGGATTCGATCTCACCTCCGAACAAAGAGGCCGCCTCATATTCGTTATAAAAAATGCCCTTGTAGGTGACGGCATTCCAGATCACATCGTCCCAATCACTCAAAACGGATGAAATGTCGTCAAGAATATCAGCTTTTAGCGTCACTCTTTTTCTCCACGATCATTTCCAAAACCTTCAACATGATTTTGTCCGGTTTCTCGATCCCGATCAATTCACCACGTTTGAATTGGATGGGTCCTATAACCTCACACTTTCCTTTCGGCTTGACAATGAGATTTCGATCTCTGCCCATGATTTGAATGTCATTCAGGCTCAATATAGATCCAACTGGAATATTGAGTACCCCTGTCGTTCTGTAAAACTGCATAAATCCCTCCTTTTTGAAAAATGGGGGCGGAGCCGAAGCCCCGCCCCACAGTGAGAATAGGTTATGTTAAATTGAAATCTCTTCCCACACGATGCAGCCGTACGTTCCAACAGCAGCACCGGCACTAAATCCGGCAATAAAGGCATAGGAGCCTGGATTCAAGACCACCATGCCGCCTATTTCTGTCAATGCAGGCCCCGCACCGGCCCCAAGACCACCAGCCGTCCGACCAACGGTAAGGGGAAGTGCATAATAAGGAGTCACTAAAGTTGGGAGCGTGGCGCCGGTATCCGCCTTCGCAACAGATGAATTTCCACAACCTACCAGCAGATTGTAAGTTAGTGCAGCGACAGAGTGGATAACATCGGTCACTGAATTGCCAACACCCAAGAACCCCGCCTGAATAGCGACAGGAGCAACCACTTCATTGAATCCTGCCGCCAGAAGGCTCAACACCTTCTTGGAGGAATTGGGGTTGCTTACAACAAGACCGGTGTAAGTTAGTGACAAACCCACCGTCAGAATAACACCTGTCTGGTTCATCGCTACATACGTATTGCCAGACATGACGGCGGCATGATACTTTCCATGTCCCTGGCCTACAAATACATCGCCTTCCGTATTTGATTGGAACGGGTTAGCTCCCGTCCCTTTAATAAGTCTTCCGATTTTTGCAAACATTTTATCCTCCTTTTCTTCTATGTGACCGCCATTTTAATTGCATTTATTTTCCGTAGATCCAACTCCCACATACCATCATAAAAAATCCATTCTTCTCCCGTATCAATCGAATGATATGTGGACCCTTCGTTACAAGTTACAGGCTTGGTTTCGGTTGAAAGCCCAATATACTGCTCGCCATGTGTAACATTGATAACAGTCACAGCCAACCTCCTCGTTTAAGGGACGGAGTCGAAACCCCGCCCCCGTTAATTGTTTAGGTCATTGTGCAGAGAACTGCGTGCTGCCAGTACCCGTAGCCGACGTTCCTGGAAGCCCACACACCATAATGGTGTTTGTGCTCATTGAACTCCAACTCCGACCCCTCTGCGATTGCCTCGATAGTAATGGGCACTTCCTCCTGACGGATAAAGGGTTTCGTCTGTCCATCAGTCCTGAACACATAAAAAATGCCCGTGTTATTGGTTAATCTTGCATTGGGGACAGCAGTTAAATTGAATCCTCCCCTTTGCAGAATGTTTTGTTCTCCTCCAGCTACAACAGGTAGAGAACAGGCAGCAAGCGCTGAAGGATAGAGATTCAAGGGAGTCATAACGAGAAAACTATTGGCATTTTCATTCATTGGCTCACCCTGGTCATCCAGAAATCCAACGATAGCTGAAATCGCAGCAAGAATGGCAAAACGCATTTCCTCTACCGTAGCCTGCGCAGCAGTGGCGCTGTGAACAGAAGCCCCTACACCTGAAATGTCCCAGGTGAGATCGTTGTCCTGACTGGTTGTATAAACTGCACCTGGATCTGCATGATCAGTATCAAAAAAATACTGTGTGTCGTAGCAGGTAGCAGCTGCACCCGCTACAATCAGGGCCGTAAGAAGTTTTGCCCAGTGGGAATTTGCCCGATCAGCTAATTCCCTTACCCTTGTCATGATCTGGCCCGTTTTGTCCCTGCGGAGTTCACGGGTGAGGACTTCAAGGGTCGCCTCATATTCCAGGTTGGTGATGGTCATCCCCTGGTCTTTGAAACCCTTGGCGTTTCTCCCTCCGATCCACTGTCTCATCTGGGGAGACATTCCAAGCCATTTATAATTTTCCGTTTCCTGAACCGATGGCATCAGCATGGAAATCTGCGGCACCCATTCGGCTCCGATGTTCTGAGAAAGGCGATTGTAAAACTCGCCTATAATTGCTCTTGATGTGGTTAATCCAATTCCAGACATTTTGTGTTACCTCCTTTTTAAAGTTCAGGGGCAATAAAAAAGGCACATAGTAAAGTGGGTAAGCACCTTACCGTGCGCCTTTTAAATTCTTGCGTCTCTCTCGATTGATCAGACCAAGAGAAAACCCCTGGTTTTTAGTTTATTTTATAATTCTGTAGCCCAGACACCTTTTAATTCCGCGGCGATAAAACCGCCGGTATCCCCGCCCTTTAATCTGACGTAATCCCCTCGCTGTGCGGTGGCTTTCGTATTGATCAAATCTTTGTCCGTGGTCCCCGCAAGGTTTGGCCCTTGCACAAGAGACCCCGAATCCGGATCGATGCTGATTTTGACCGTAGAATATGCACCGCAGTTTAAAACAATCGTATCGAGATTCACGGTGTAAGCCGGAACTGTGACTACGCAATCGCCTGTTACACACATCACCTTTCCGCTGTCCGTAATGGCCAAGGTCTTTGTCGGACCTGCAAGAGTTTCAGCCAACCGTCCCGCCCAGGGATCTCCATAATTGATCGAATCAAACTGAACTTCCACGATACCCGATGACACAAACTTTTTGACGAATCCGATGAACACCCCGCCCGTCGGAAGGAAAACAAAGGTATCGTCATCCGTGGCATAGACAGCCGCCCCAACATCGGTGATCACCGCGCCCGATACAGACAGTTTCGCCGTCCCTTTTGTTACTACCCGCACCTCCTTTGCCGCTGCCGCCCCTGTGCTGTTGTCACGCTTTTGTTCTGCGAATCCTATGAACTTATAACCAAATGCCAGAGGACATGCGTGCCCGGAAGCCTTCACCGTACCCACGGCTGCTCCCTCATAAATTATTTCTGCTATGATTATCGGAATCTCATTCACTTCTCCGAGAACTAAGTCCCTTCTTTTATCCGCTGATAAAGTTGTCATTCTTGTTTCACCTCTCTTTCAAAGGGAATCTATGGATTAGGCCCAGACCCCTCTCATTCTGAGAATAACGGCCCCGTTGGTCTCACCGTTTCGAAGATGGATAAAGTCTCCTCTCTGAGCAGTTGCCTTTGTGTTGGCAAGATTGGTATTGTCACTCCCTGCGATATCCGGTCCCTGGATCTTATCACTTGAACCAGGATCACAAGTGATTTGAACCGTGCCATACGGTCCGCAGTTGAGGAGAATCGTATCCATAGCCACTGCCGTTGCAGGAATTGTGATGGTGGTGTCTACCGTTGCACAAATCACTTTCCCGGAATCCTGAATGTCAAGGGTGAGAGTCGCTCCAGCCGTTTCAGCTAATCTTCCTTCCCACGGATCTTTCATTCCGATGGCATCAAATTCTACTTCCATGATGCCAGAGGAAACGAATCTCCTGGTCATGCCGATGAAAATTCCTCCTGTTGGAAGAAAAACAAATGTATCGTCATCCGTGGCATAGACAGGCAATCCCACATCCGTAATCACCGCCCCGGAGATTGAAAGTTTCGCAACTCCTTTTGAAATCACGCGCACATTCTTGGCGGCGGCTGCCCCAAGGGAGTTATCACATTTTTGTTCGCAAAATCCGGCGAACTTATTCGGAAATGCAAGGGGCCATGCGTGCCCGCTCGCTTTAATAATCCCGACCGCTGCACCCTCATAGATGATCTCAGCGATGATAACGGGGATCTCATTAACATCCCCAATAACAATATCCCTTCTCGTATCTGCTGCTAAAGTTGTCATTATTCGTTACCTCCCTTCGGCTTTTCTTTGTTCCAGATCCGAACCCTGCCTTCCGCACTGGCTTTAGAGAAGGCAAGATAGGAGTCGAAATTATCCCCAAACTCTTTTCTCAGTTCAGGGTTTTTCTGCCAGGTTGCTTTGGCCTGATCTTCAATCGGGAGATTAGGGTCGATCTCCTCCTTTTTCCCCGTCCCAATATTGGTCTGGGAAATCGGTTGCTGCGCCCCTCCCATCAACTCCTTTTTCTTCCCATCCAGAAGCGCCTTTTCTGCACCGAGAACCTGAACTGCCGCCTCTGGTCCCGTGGTCTTTCCATCAAATTTCAGAATTTCGATCAATGCTTCGTGTCCGGGAAGCAATTGATTCTGAACTGCCTTAATTCTCTCCCGTTCTGCCTCTGCACCGATTGCAAAACCTTCTTTTTTGCCCTTTTCGATTCCTTCAGAAATGCCAACTGAGATGGCTTCCTTCTGGATCTCGGCAAAAAGATCAGGGTATGCTTTTGAAAAAGTTTCTTTTGTCACAATACCGTCCATATCATTTCTCCTTTCTTTCTTTTAAGCCTCTGGAATAAAGGCTCTGATTTTGGCCTCCACTACCGCCCTGGTAATGGAGGGAAGATTTGCGGAACTATATTCGTAAATCAGTTTGTCAAGAGGTAGCACACCGTCCACCAATCCGGCCTGAATCGCCGTTTTGCCAATAAAGATTCTTCCCTCTGCCATATCAGAAAGGACTTGCTCAGCGGATACCCCGCGATTGCGGGCAACGTCCTGAACAAATCCAGTGTAAAGATAGTCAATCTCGGCTTGAATTATTTCCCTGTCCTCTTTCGATAGGGGTTGCGAATCAACACCCACGGCTTTGTATTTTCCAGCGGTGATATGAGTTATTTTAATCCCCCTCTTTTCATCCTGAGCCGAATAATCGTAATGAGTGACCATCACACCGATAGACCCAACCTGAGTCGTATTTCCTGAAATATAAATTTTATCGGCAGCCGATCCGATAGCATAAGCAGCCGAAGCCATCATTCCGTCCGTATGAGCAAGAATCGGTTTTTGACCACGAGATTCATAGATCATATTTGCAAGTTCAAAGGTTCCGTCGACCGAACCCCCAGGAGAATCAATATTCAGAACAATCGCCCTGACAAATGGATCGTGAAGGGCCTGCTGGAAATCTCTTCCAACCATCTGAGTTGAAGCTCCACCAGAAATCTTTGTGAACATATTCATTTTTTTTGAGATCACACCATCAATGGGGATCACAGCCACACCGTCAATGACTTCATAGCCCTGCTCCTCTCGGTTCAGAGGCCTCCCAACCTGTGCCTCAATGATTTTCAGATCAATTTTCTCACCCTTTAGATGTACATTATAGATTTCAACTATTTCAACGAGCTTTGAAGGGACAATCGCCCAGGCTGAGGTCAGAATATCTATGATCCTCATTGCTGTGCCTCCTGTATCGTTTCGTCTTCCAAATCGTTCCCCATGTTTTCGGGTTCCCCTTTATCGTTCACATTTTTCAAGGATTGGGGTTCGGGTTGCAATTCTTTAAGCATCTTTTTCTCTTTTTTGATTCTCGGCCAGTTCGCCTCAAAATCGCCACCCGTAAGCGCCACCGTCTCTTCATCCCTCGTGGTAAGGAAAAGACCCAATCTCTTCTCCGCCGCATCGACTTCTTTCACGGGATCAATTTGACTTGGAGCCTCGCCAATCCAAATAGCATTCGAGAAGGCTTTCCGAATCATAAAATCCTTAAAAAATCCAGGAGCCTTGACCCGACCAATCGCCACGGCCTCGTAAAGCCAATTTTCATAGACGAGTTGACAGAAGTTCCGTGCGATCCATGCCCGACGACCCCTAAAGAAGCGCCAGGCCTCCAATAGGGCCGCTCTTGAAGCTGAATAAGAAGCCGAAAAGTGGCCAATCAATATCTCAAAGGGAATTTCGAGAGCAACACCGATCTGTTGAAGGATGGATTTTACAAATGAGTCAAAACCCGTATTGGGACGCCCAGGATTGCCGAAGGTGATCTTCTCGCCCATTTTAAGCCCAATTAAAGCCCCTGGGCCGAGTTTTATATCCTGATCCGATGAACTACCCGCAACAGCAGAATCAACATCATCATCTCCGACCATGTTCCCAATCATTCCCTGGCTTCCAGATTCGGTTTCAATAACTCCAGTAAAATAAGAGGCGACAACGGCGGCCATGATCTCGGCTTCCGAATATCTGGTCAGTTGTTTCAGCAATTCGATAACTGGAGAAAGATAGGGAAGACCCCTGGATTGCCCAGGTCTTAGCATTCGATAAAGGTGAATCATGTTTCGGAGACCAGTTTTATCAGAAAAGGCAGGAATAACATCCCATTCCTGCCGGATCGGAGCGAACATAGATCCAGGTGAATCTTTCATGACGTGATAATTTATGGGAGCGCCGTATTCGTCTTTTTCAATTCCTGCCCGTAGAGTCTTTGTCTCAGAAATGTTGTCTTTATTTTTGACCCGATCCCCTTCGATGTATTGAAGCCTGAGAGCATACGGAGAAAATTTGACTTCTTTTCGGGTCATCAAAACGAAAATATCGCCATCGATAAGAACTTTTCTAAAAACCAAGTCCTGCCCTTCGGGGAATGGGATGGTTCTGGCAACATCGCAATCCTGAGAATCGGCCCATAAATGCCATTCCCGTTCTGTTGTGGTCTCCCATTCATCGGCCTGCCCCTCTTCCATCTTCAAAAATTCTCGGTCTACACGGCACTGGAGTTTCAGCCCGGCTCCGACAACATTTGTCACGGCAGTATTGATGGCACCGAGAGCAAGGGGAGAATTGCGGGCAAGGTCTTCGGATATGTCTCTCAAACGGGGGAGTTCGGGAAGGAGAGCAGAATCGGCGTCAAGATGTTTGGGGTTAAAATATCGGAGAGCACGGCGGGAAGTGGAGGCCCCCGTGTAGGCACCCGAAGAGATAGCCATTGCCCGCCCATGTGCGTCATAGAGAATCGTCACGGGAGAGGCTTTCTCCCATTGACCAGTGATCGGGTTCAACTGCAATGGAATGGATTGTCTCAAATCATGTTCATCCTATTGGGGTTATAGCCACAACTTTGATTCCAGAACCCTCAAAACGTGCTATCTCCTCGGCAAGCTGATCCATCTGCTTTCGTAGGTCTGTTGACCTCGGCCTTGAAACAGATCGGCCCCCAACGCCATAAGATTCAGCATTGAGGGCCTTCAAGTAAGCCGCCCTGACAGCAGTGTATTCCTCTTCGGCCTGAACGAGGGTGCGCGCCATTATGATTTCAGGATAGAGGTATTTTTAGGTTTTACAAGATAGCTTTTGTGGGCTTTTGGTGGCTTTTGGAAGGAAAATGATTTGGAAGGAAGGCTATTCGACGCCTTTTGAGATGATTTTCCTTTGAGAAGTTTCTATTGGGATTTCTTTATCTGTAAAATATTCGGCTGGCAACTCATAATTTTCGATGTATTCATTCACCGACTTTACGGTGATTCTTATTCCTGTCATCTTCGGCTTATCGTTATGACCTTTTAATTTCCCTTCTGCGAGGAGATTATAAACAGTCCCCCTCGAACAGCTCAAAATTTCCATAACTTCATCAATGCGATAAAGGGCTTTCAATAAAACGACCTCATTTTAATATTTTTAAGCGTTTTCTTATTTCACACTTTCTTCTTTTTAAAAATTCGATCTCGAACCTTATCCCGTGGAGAACTTTTTTTAACCCTTTTCTTTCTGAGAAAGAAACATTATGCCTAAAAATATTGTGACCATTTTCCAAGGTAACCCATGCATGATTTTTAGAATTTATCTCCCCGCGTGTTTCCTCTAAACTATTTTTGTGTAAGATCCAGCACTTCTCCATCACTCTACCCCCTTCGAGATTGTTCTCCTGGCAACAGCCTTTGATCCGACCCCGCTGAATATCTGGAGACCATAGCAGTCTCTTTCGGCCAGGGTCATGGCGATAACAGTTCCATCAAGGTGATGGTTCCGGCCCCTTCTTACCCATTCCCAATTTCCGGTTTTATCCCGAACTTCCTTCTCCGCGAGGATTTGTTTGATATAATCGGCATCCGTCTGGGAATGGAATGTAAATCGACCTGGATTATCTTTTTCAATTTTCAGATGAAACCAGAGCACCCGTTTCATCTCTCCAGTATTAATCTCCCAGAGAACGAGACCTCCGGGGATAGGTTTTCCGGATCGACCAGGCATCTTCTCAATCTTTGTCTGCTTCGCCCTGTTTTTTGACGGATGAGACATACCCTTCGTTCCAAAGACATTGAGACCCATCTTCCGCATTTTTAAAAGCCATTGATAGGCGGCCTCAGTCATTGTCGTATCTTCGCCCTCATATTCAGACCCGCCGGTATCAAGCCCAGACACCAGGATAGGCTTCTTATTTGCCCCTCCCACAACGGGGTAGGCCGTATTTTTTATAAAATTCGCAAGTTCATCCCAGTCAAAAATCTTCCGGTAATCAATGAGGTGGGCGCTGATCGTTTGGTTGACCATGTGCCAGGCCAGCACGTCAACGAAGAAGCCTCCCTCGCTCGGGTCGATCCCGCAAGTGACGGCGACCGTGTTCGCCGGACAGACATTCGGCTCAAGGTCAATTAGGTTTTCCATCAATTCAAGTTCTGTCTTGGAAAGAGATTCTTCCATCCACGGTCGGGCGGCGTTATATATCCTCCAGTTACGCATCGGGGCGAAGTCGCCTCCCTCCTGGAGATCCTTGTTCGCTTCTAAAAATTCTTTAGCAATGACCCCGAAGGTCCCACCGGAAAAAGGAGAATACCATTTAGGGAGATGGAAGCCTATTTTCTTAATCCTTCGATATTTCGGATCGGTTAAAAGCGTTTCAAGGTCGATGGTCTCTTCTATCTTGGCCCTGATATTCTTCATAATTTGATCACAGGGACCCTCGGTCAACCTGGCCCGCCACTGACCTCCGGCAAGGATTCTTATTTTATCAAGATTGGAGATTTCTTTCTGGCAGGCTTCGCAATCATAATAAGCGTTCTCTTCCACCACCACCGGGTCATGGTCTTCTCCGAATCTCACATTTTCCCAGTAAAGAATCTGATAGACCCCGCAATGAGGACAGGCTACCCAGTATTCAAAGATGCGCTGACATTGCTTGAGCGCCTGCCAGATGTTTCCTTCGGGAGTGGTGGGAGTGGAAGTCTTCACGATTTTCCTATTTGAAAAGGTAGTGGTCGTCTGTTCGATCCCCTTGATCGGATCAATGGCATTTTCTCCGACCGTTTTTTTTATTTCATCAGCTTCATCCACAAAAAGATAACGATTCGACCTTGTTGTGGTCTGCGTATCCGATCCGGCCCAGGCCATGGCAAAGATCATGGTCTGAAAGTTCATCCGGAGTTTGGTATAGTCATCCGGATTATCGGGCATCCTCCTTGCCACCTCCGGACAGGCCCGAAAGATCGGATCGAGTTTGGTTTCGGAGATCTCTTTCGCTTTATCCCGCGTTGGAAGAAGAAAGGTCGCAGGCCCGGGATCCTGGGCCACCACATAACAGGCAAAAGCATATTGCACGCCGGTCGATTTCCCAAGCTGGCGGCCCCAGACCAGAACAATTTCCTCAATAAAGATATTCCCCAGGGCTTCGAGTGGCCCTCGAATATAAGGGGTGCGGGAGATGCGAAGAGGTCCAGGCTCGGCAGCCATTTTATCTGAAAGCCTGACATTGGCCTCAACCCAATCCGGCAGTGATATATCATCCGGCAGCCTCCAGATTATTTCCCAGGCCTCACTTGGCACCTTTTTTCTTTCGGCGTATAGATTTGGAAACATTTAAGGGCTTCTCCAATTCGCGGATGATTTTATAGATCTCATTTCGGATGATAACTTCGATTTCTTTTTCGTCATCACAAAGAAGAACCGTGGACGCAAGTCTTTTAGGAAGTCCTTGAAAGGCCTGCTTCGCCGCAGATCCGAGAGCGACAAGCCACCCGATAGAGGCATTTTTAGGAACCAGCTCTTCTTTAAGTTTTTTGACAAGGATCTCCTCCCGCTCCGCCCGGGCCGCTTCTTTGCGGGTCCGAACATCGGTGAGGTTGAGAGATCCCTGTCCTTCGGAGAGCTTGCGATAATAGGCGATAAGAGCCTTTGATGCCGCGATAAAATCAATTTTGCCATTAATGACAGCAGGCGCAATCTCATCCGTTGCCATCTGACGATAACGGCGTGATGTAATGCCGAAGACGGGCTTTGCAACCCTTTCAAGTTCTATCTCGTTCGCCATGCAATGATGCCCCACACAGCCAGAAGAAAATAGATTCCGAACAGAGCGGCCTGGGAGTAGAGGCCGTTAACATAATCAACGACCGCCCAACAAATGTTTGATCCCGCCCAAAAATAAAAGCACGACTTCTTTTTTTGGATGTTTAAAATCACCCCAATCACTGAAAATAAGGTCAAAAACCATGTCCAGGTCATAAACTGCACCGTAACCCCTTAAAATGTTTAACGAATTTCAAAGGTGTTTTTCTTTGCACAAGGTCGTTTTTGGTGACGAATTGTCTTGACAAAAGTATTGAAAAGTGTAAGAATATCAATAAGTTGAACATAATAAAAACAAAGGAGGAAGCAAGATGAAGATTCAAATCAAAGAGGTTCAAAAAGGCATGAGGATTAAGATTGGAACGTCCCCGATGAATTATAGTTATGAAGTTCTCGACAGATCGCAAAAACAAGGTCTTATCGTTCTCACAATGCAGGCATGGTCCGCCTTTGCCTCGACATGGATCCTCAGAAGAAGGCCAACGACTTTGATCGAAATAATTCAATAGAAAGGAATCGGCGATCATCATCCGCAATGTACCAGAATCACTCCGAAAAGCATTAAAGATCAAAGCCATGAAGGAAGACAAAACCATGCAGGGGCTGATCCTGGAATTAATCACTCGATATGTCGGAGAAAAACAAGGAGAGTAACCATGTCGGACAAAATCAATGAGATCCCGATTTCTCAAATTATCGCTGGCAAAAATGATCGAACGGTGTTCGATGAACAAGGACTCCGCGAGCTGGCCGACAGCATCAAAGAGCATGGGCTCATTCAACCGATCACCGTCCGATATACCGAGGATTGCGCTAAATTTGAAATCATCGCAGGGGAAAGAAGATTCAGGGCTTGCAGCCTTTTGAAAATGGAAACCATCCCTGCTATTATCAAAATCATGAAAGACGAAGAGGCTTCGGCAGTCACGTTGGCCGAGAACATCGCACGCAAGAGTTTGGATCCCATCGATGAGGCCCAGGCATACCAGAGGCGAATTGATGACTTTGGGTGGAGTGTGGACGGTCTTGCGAAATACGCCGGGACCTCTTCGATCCATATCCGGTTCAGATTGAAACTCCTCAAACTCATCCCCGAAGTCCAGAAACTTATCCGCTTCGGAAATATTTCTCTCGGTTATGCCCAGATACTTGCGGATGCAAGCCTGGTAGATAATTTTCAAATCACTGCCTTCGCCGCATTTAGAGATAATCCTAAACCGACCCCGGGATGGTTCAGGAATGTCGTTCTTGACCTTAAACAAAAACAGGATCAAGGCGTTCTTTTTAAGGGTCCGCTTTTTGATGGGCTTGAAAAAATAGAAATCAATAACCACATTATCCCTGAACCTCCACATCCGGCAACGACCATCCCTCCAAAGATCGGGCGAACCATGCAGCAGATTATTAAGAATCAAATCAATTTTTGGGAACAATCCGCCAAAGAATGGGATTTGATTGGAAAACCTTTTAAGAGAAACGAATGTCAATCCGCCGCCCAGGGCTTGACCCTGGCTATAAATTAAAGAAAGGAGAAGCCATGTCACTAATCTACGAACCCAGAGGAAAGGCCAGGGAATATTCTCCGTTGGCCCTAAATATCTTCTCCGGCTGCCCGCATGGATGCGTTTACTGTTTCGGACCGGCAGGCCTGAAGAAGAAAGATTATTTTGAATCGATCCAGCCAAAAGCAAACCTCCTGAACCTGCTCGAAAAGGAACTCATCAAGTCGTCTCCAAAAAACCAGGTGCTTCTAAGTTTCATTGGGGATCCCTACAACAAACACGCCAACGGGATCACATCGCTGGTCCTCTCGATGCTTCTACGATTTAAAGTCCCGGTCGCTATCCTGACCAAGGCCCCGGATAATGCGATCGCAGATGCGGAACTCTTTAAAAAGTTTGGCCCAAATCTGAAGATAGGTTCCAGCCTAACTTTCTTCTCGCAAGTCCAAAGTATCAAATTTGAACCTTTTGCGCCCCTGCCGACAGCAAGAATGGGTGCCCTGGATCTCTTCCATCGAAAAGGAATCCGAACCTGGGCAAGCCTCGAACCGGTAATAGATCCCGAAGAAACTCTTTCGATCATTAACTTCACCATCCCCTTCATCGACGAATACAAGATCGGCAAGATCAACCATATGCCCGAGCTTGGCCATGGCGTCGACTGGGATGCTTTCACCATCGAAGCGGTAAATAAATTGAGGGCTGCCGGCAAACCCTTTTACATCAAACATTCGCTCCGATCTCCCAAAATTGAATCCTATCTCAGACCAGAAGAAAAAGACCCGGATCTCCACGCCCTGAAATGGAAGGATTTTTAAATTTCAAAAAAAATATAATATTTCTTGCCCTGACTTTTTATGAAGATCCTTTGAACTCCCATTAAGGCAAGATAGGTCTTGAGCTTCTCAATTCCATTCCGGTCGAAAAGGACCGGAATTTTTTTGACCATCTTCTCCGAATAACCCAGCTTCCGAAGCAAACCCAGGGGCAGCCGTCCATAAATCGATTGGATAAAAGTAAGAAAGATTTTATGATGGATTTTCTTCCGGCGATCATGGTCAAAAATATATTCAAGCTGATCGAAGGGGACTCCGTAAGCGTCGAGATCGATTACATCATAATGCTCCAGGGAAATGGATGGAAAGAATTTCTTATTGTCTCCAAAGAGAACAAACTCGTTCGGATTTGGTTTTGTATCAATACCTATAACTTCAATTTTTTTATTCACCCGGGCCACGATATATTTCCAGATCTCCCCCTGCCCATGGAATGCGTCAAGAACCTTAAATGCAGGTTTATCCGGAAGATGAGCCATGCGGAGATTTACTTTTGCCTGAAGATGGGAATTGTCAGTTTGAAGACTGTTCGTATTCTACCCCCTGGACACCTATAATCTGTTTGAGTAAATCACCAATTTCTACAATCTTATCGGGATGAAAACTCAAAAGAACATGGACTTTTTTAAACGGCCGGATCACCTCTTCGGTTTCCGGAAGGTCCCTGCCCCAACCCTCTTCAAATTTGTCAAGATCAATCTGCGGAAGGGCAATTTTCAATTTCTCCTCACCAAAATCAAGACCCTCGATCTCGATAAACTCATAAAGAGATTCTTCGGTATATTTTCCATATTGACTCATGGCCAGGAGGATTTTCTCTTTGGCTTCTTTTTTAGTTTTGGCCTCAATCCAGTCAACCGGAACGAGATTATCTTTTAGGGTCCATCCCTCTTTGATCATCTGACGAATCGTATTAAGACGCTGATGCCCGTCGATAATGAAATGGCTCTTATCAGATTTCCAAACATACACCGGAAAAGAGAATCCATGTTTCTCGATAGCCGCCCGAAATTTCCTATATTCTTTTTCGTTCAGGGTTTTTAGATTCCCCTGAAAGGCTTCCAGTTTATCAATAGAAACCATCGCCGCCGCCTTACAGGTGATCTTTATCTCTTTCATAATCTCAGCCTTTATTGTTTTTGGGGCTCAAGGTCAATTGAATTGAAACCCCCCAAAAAAAAATCACTCCCTCTCGATAGTCGGGGTATTAATAACCCTGTTCACTTATGTCCAGGAAGGACCCATCTTCTTAATATGACACACTAATTAAGATTCGCTGCCTATTTATTAGGCAATTGCCCAAAAAATAAACATTAATCATTTCAATAATATAGACTCCAGAGAATTTCCTTATAGGGGAAGATTTCCACTTAATCTGTAGCAAAACGGCTACAACACCATTGTAGTGGAAGATTTCCGCCAGTTCCTTAACGATGGGGCCAGTCGCCTTTATGAAGATTTGTATGGTCGCCTCAATATTGCCTCCGAAGACTTTAACTTCGATGCCCTACCTATTAGGTTCGGGATCGGGGAGGCTTTCGGGCCTCCCTCCTCCCGGGTGGGCCGGAAAGGGGACTTACCAGCTCACCCCTGCTTTTCATGTTATCCTCTCTTATCTGTTAATGAGACCGCCCGTTTTCTCTCTGAGCGCCTCATCATATCTCCTTTGCATGTTGCGTTCTATTGCCCTTACTACTACTCTGTGAAAATTAAAACGCTTATGATATTTCGGATTCTGAATAAACATCAAAATTGGTTTTACCCTTCCGCTCTTTAATCTTTCCCAGACTCCGGTATGTAAACCTTTATTTCCTGGACCAACAATAAAAAAATTCCGAAGTTTTCCTTTTTTCTTTTTCCTTCTTTCTGATACTGGAGTAATATTTGCCTTATAACCCACTTCTGGGAATTTGCGGAAATAGGATAATATCTGAGTAATCAATGAACCAGGAATATTCCCATATTTGTTTAATTGAACACCTTGCCCGGGCACCCAATAGCTTCTTAAATATTGTTCAGATGATTTCTTCCTTCTTGAACCTCCTTCTATGTGAGGCCTTAAAATATCTTCTGCAGATGTGAATTCTCGTTTTCCGCTTGTCCCTTGTAAATCTATCAATGCACTTAATCCCGTTGGATCATAGTTTTTGTGACTTACCCTCACGCCTCCCAAGATAAAGGGGGTTGGTCTATCAAATACCTCTTTCATTTCTTCGATGACTGCTTGTTTGGCATTATGTGCAGTGCGAAAAACGGCTAAAGACAGAGCTCCTTTGTGCAGCTTTGAACTGACGAGTTTTTTCGCTTCTTCTATTCCTTCGAGTTTGAATTCAAACATTGCCATTTTTATGCCCCATCCCTTGCCACCCTGCTTATGGGTGGCCTTTCTATGACCCTATCTATCTGCCGGATTACCACTTCTCTGTCGGGACCGAACCGGATATATGATCTCTCCAGGGCTACGACTGCATCTCTGGCGATGTTTTGGTAAAATTAGTAGAATTATATAAATATACTATAAAATTGGTGTGTGGATTAATTTGAGCTTTTTCTACTCTGGCCGCAACTTCATGGACCTTAGTATCATCAGACCAAAATCCTGATTGGGTAATAGAATCTAAAACTGTTTTTAATAAATTATCAACATCAATCCTTTGGCGAGTACTCCGATAAAAAATAGCCTGAAGACCATAAAAACTTTCTGGTTTATCTTTATAATCTAAATGCTTAATTTTTAATCGTATTTCCCATGAGAGAGCTTCTTTATAATTTCTTGTTTTTGATGGAGTATAAAATTTTCCAAATCGACCCTTTCTGGGTCTTTCATGTGCAACTGGATCTCCCAAAAATTCAATGTTGAATAATATTTTCCCCTCTTCAATAGGAATGGGCCAATTCGGCCTTGCTTTGGCTATTGGTGTGCCCGGGATTTCTATGAAAAAGTTCATCATTTTACCCCTAACTGTTTGGCTTGCTCTTTGAGTATCGCTTTTCTGGATACTGGATCGAGTTTACTTAACGGGATTTCTTCTGGTTTTGTCTTTAAAAGAGAAGAGAGAGAAATAGGTTTTCCACATTCACTTCCCTTAACTTCACTTCTCTTCTCTTCTCTTAACTTAACTTCACTTCTCTTTATCACCACTCGGTTACAGGTTTGGTTAAGCCGAACACCAGATTTGGTTATCTTAAACACCGTCTCTGGTGTATCTCCTATTAATTCCTTGATTTTACTTATAATTTTCTTGACGCCATGGAAGGATTGACGGTTTTGGCTGACTGGATTATAAATAAACGCTCTGTTTCCAATGTGGAAAAGTCTCCATAACGGGACACCATCATTGAGTTTGTCATGGACTGTAAGTATTTCAATAATAAGGTCTTTTATCTCTTCCAGAGGTATATCATTCCGAAATGGAATTACGGTATGCTTGAGAGTTTGCGGATCTCCCTCCTGATATCCATCATCATCCTCATGAGGTATGGACCATGTAAAAAGAAGGGCAGCCTTAACGGATAAGGCATTCACCTTACGAGATGTGCTGATCGATCCCCACAAAGACCTTCTCTCTCGGCTCATACAAATGCCTCCTGGATGATTCGAATGATCTGGTTTGCCACCGATTTTTTGATAGCCTTTAGAATCTGCTGGTCGAGGAGGATGGTGTCATCGATCTTCGATATGGAAGAATATTTTACGTTTTTAAAATCTTTTGCCAAGATTTCATAAGAAACACCCAGGCCAGATAGGGGCGGGGAATCCGGGTTTATAGCTCTCCTTAAAGGCGCTTTTTTAACCCTCGGGACCGTCCTTTTTGTGGATACTCCGGAATTTTCCTGCCGCCTCCTTTCTCGGCGCTCTTTTGCTTTTTTTCTTCCACAGAGCTTGCAAAACCTTTCCCATCCGTCCGGGGCTGATCTGTTTTTTGAAAAATTATCTTCTGTTAAAGATTTTATCCCCTGACACGTATTACACTTTTTTTGATCATCCATTTTTTTACCTCCAATGTTTTTAAGATCCGGCTCCCTGCCGCAGGCCATGCAGACGAGCCGAAATGGATTTAAACAATCCCCCGGATCCAAGATAATCGATCCTCCGCAATGTTCGCACTTCATAGACAACCTTCCCAGAGGGCGGCGGGAGTCCTGTGGGCCAGGGGATTTTCAACTCTGATCCACCCCACCTGCTTGATCCATCCTCTTCTGGCTCCGTAAAGCAAAATAGATCCCCAGGCCCTGAGCGACGGAGGATCTTCAAGCACGCCCTTTGCTGTCAGCCGGACCATTTCTCCGGAAAACTTCCGTCCCCTATTTTCTTTGACAAACCCTTCCAAAAATTCGAGCGCCTTCCCCTGCCAGCCCTCATGAAGATCCTCGGCATGCTCGATGGCCATACGGATTCCTTTATCCCGGAGGGTTACTCCATCAGGTTTTGGCTTTTCGATATCAAAGAAAGAAAGCTGATTCATTTTTTGTGATCCATTGGTTTACTCTTTTTACATCAGGCATCTTGTTTTTCCCAATGCACACAATCCTTGCACCAGTTAGGCCGCTTTTCTCTTTGAATTGTCATTTTTGGGATAGAGAAGCTCTAATCGTGAGACTTTACCGTTAGTGGCATTTTCGATTATGAAGGCCAGTTCGGGAGATGGAACTTTCCTTTTATTAGCTATATGCCTGAAATATCCATAACTAATGCCATTGTTTTGACAAAAATCTATCATTTTTATTCTTTTGGATTTGAGATATTTTTTGATTTCCATGATACCGTAACAGTATCAAAGAAATATTAATTTGTCAAGGGGGTGAAGTGAAATTAAAAAGGAAATCGGCAAAGTAATTCAAAAATATAGGAATATCAAAGGTTTAAATCAAACAGAACTTGCTAAAAGGATAAAGGAAGCCAACCCAAATTTAAAAATCAGAGGGAAAAGTTACCACGGTTACATTAGCCGGATTGAAACAGGGAAAGAAGCACCCACCTTTGAATACCTCGAAACCATCCTGAAAGTCCTCAATAAGTCTGAAGGCAGATTCTTTCACGATCTCACCGACGAATACCTGGAATAATTTTTTTTAAATACCCCCTTGACAAACATATTTACTTGTGATACTTGTTAGGTATCAAAAATTAGGAGGCCTTGATGGAACTCACAATCAACCCCATATTCCATTCTTTAATTCCGCCTATTTCCAAAGAAGAATATGGCCTTCTCGAACAAAGTATCCTTCACGAAGGTTGCAGGGATGCCATTGTCGCTTGGAATGACTGTATCCTTGACGGTCATAACCGTTATGAAATCTGTCAGAAGCATAATATTGGATTCAAGACATTGGAAAAGGAATTTGACAATGAGAATGAGGTCAAATTCTGGATCATCAATAACCAACTCGGTAGGCGAAACCTAAAAGTAGATTTAGATTTAATAAAGGGCGATAGATTGCAAAAAGATTTTTACTAATTTGAGCCCTATTTCTACTGAATAGAGGGATCCCAATTTCATCGGAGGATTTATGCAGATAAAAAATAGATGGGATGGAAATGTGATTTGCGAGGGAGAAGAGTCCATAAAAAAGTTGGCAGAAAAAAATAAGGCCAATCTCTCAGGGGCCGATCTCTCAGGGGCCGATCTCTCATGGGCCGATCTCTCAAGGGCCAATCTCTCAAGGGCCAATCTCTCAAGGGCCAATCTCTCAAGGGCCGATCTCTCAGGGGCCAATCTCTCAAGGGCCAATCTCTCAAGGGCCAATCTCTCAAGGGCCGATCTCTCACGGGCCTATCTCTCAGGGGCCAATCTCTCAAGGGCCAATCTCTCAGGGGCCAATCTCTCAAGGGCCAATCTCTCAAGGGCCGATCTCTCAGGGGCCAATTTCTCAGGGGCCGATCTCTCAGGGGCCGATCTCTCACGGGCCAATCTCTCAAGGGCCAAAAATATAGAATTTTATAATTTACCTTCCCTTGCGACACTTGCCAAAATAAATCTTTATAATTTACCGGATGATCTTCAACTTGAATTAATGCGCCGAGATGCCCAATCACATCCTCATCCAGAGCTTTTTGATGAATGGGTAAAAACAGGAAAATGTCCATATCAAAATGAAGAACGTTTCTGGTTGTTTGAACAAAAACCTGAATTATGGAAACCTGGGAAACCTGAAATATCGGATTACCAACTGATCCTTGAAATTTGCAAAAGTCAGGGTTGGAAGATAAGAAATTACCTAAAATAAGAGGGATCCCAATGTCATTTGTCAGGAGCGCCCGAAACCCTCAGTCCCGTAGCTGGTCCCGTGAAGACGGAGACCCTTCCCCGCAAAGCGGGGTTGTCCGCAGCGGTTACACGGAGTTGATCGCTAACCCGATCAGACCGGGCGGTGTGCGCATCCCTTGTGGAAACCTGACAATTAGTCTGCTGATCCGGGAAACCGTAGGCAGGGGAGAAAGAGATTCAAGTAGGTAGTGATCAGTAAGCAGTCATCAGTAAAATCAAACAGGGGATAACTATCCCCGGAAAGGAGAAAGAATGATTAAGGGCGCAATACTATTGATCCCGTCCAAGATTGAGGCCATGCTGAAAGATTATGCTGAAGATTTGGAGCAGGCATGGGTAAATGCCGGCGATGATCCACTCACCATTTCTTTCGGTGCAAAGATTGGTATCGCCAAGGGAAAGAACATCTGTGAGGTCTCCATTTCCTTTACGAAGGACAAAGTGAAGGATACCTCGACGTTTTATTGGGATCCCAATCAGGGAGAACTTTTTAAGATTATCGAAAAGATGGATGCCGGTCTAAAAAAAGATGGAGCGACAATGGAAATTATTAGTAGCGGAGGAAAATCAGTGACACTTGGTGGAAATTAATTATTATCCCCAGAAAGGAGAAAAATGGACACAATTCATGTTTCAGAACTACGGGCAATAGCAGAGAGAGCAAAGACGCTGGTTAATGATGCCATTGACGAGATCACCGGGGCGATCGACACGAAGATTCTGGTGGGGAACATTCATGTGCCGGCAGAGAAGAAGCCGAGGAAGAAAAGGACTCGGAAGGTGAAGATTGTTGAATTTCCTCCACCGAAAGCAGACGCCTCTCTTCCTGATGCCGACGAAGGATCTACTTTTTACGGGAAGAAGAAGAGGGAGAAGAAGGTTGACGGGGGGGAATAAATGAATATCGGTGAGCGGGTGTCTGGTTAGTGCTTCTGGGGGACGGTTGACGCTGGCCTTGACAGAAGCGAGTTGTGGGGAAGAATAGGGCCAGACATAGGCTGAAAAGCTGAAAAAGGTGGAGACCCCCTCATCGAAAGGAGGTAAGGAGTGATGATCGAAAAAGCCTTTGCCCTAAAGTCCGCCATACCAACATTGGCTACAAACGGAAGGGTAGCTGTTTTCCCGACTCTTGACCGCAATGTAACTATGCTACTCATCCTGAAAGAGGGTTTTGAGTGGGAGAACCGCAAGAAGGAAGAGGTCTGGAGATGCAAGCGGTGTAATTGTTATATCTTCCCCACCGGCAAGAGCAAGGTGAAGGCAGGATTAAAATATCACGAGATTTGTTCACCTTTGAAACCCGTAAAGGAGATCACCAATGAGATGGACATTTCACGAACTGGGGTTGATGGCCCCGTTAACATGGTTTGAATGGACACTCATGGCCTGTGTGTTCTTCCTGTTTATTGTAGCAGCATGGGGAGTCATCAAGGGATTTATAATAGCACTCAACATAATGAGGGGGGAGTGAAATGATTCGACTCATAAGATTTTATCTCACCTGGAGAAACAACCTCCACCTTTACAGACTAAGGAGGGATTGTGATAGAAAAAGCACGTCCTATACCGCAAGGGAGAAAAAATGATTCAACTTATCAAACCGATTTGCGGAAAATGGGATACAAGGTTGACAATGAACATTTTGGCCATAAATTAGCGGGAGTTTTTATAGAGGCAAGAGAGAAAGCGTTATACCAAACAGGTAAAAATGAAAGATATTCTACCGATGTGCTTGAAAAAAATTCTCCAATTATGGCGGGATCAATGATGGAATCGACAAAAGATTGTCTTAATGCCGTTAGAAGTGAACTTGAAGAATCGAAAAAGGTTATGGAGACCATTGCCAATGAAATTAAAGCAATAGGAACAGTGGTCAACCCAATGATTATAAATCAGATAAAGGATTTAAGGAACTATCGTATGACGGTTACATCTGAAGTAACTCAACTGCTTAGGGAACTCAAAGAGATTCGGCAGTTTTTCTTGGTTTCCGAATATAAAACAGAAATAGAGAGGTTAGAACAGTTCTTATTGTTATGCAATGAACTTAAACGATTAAAATCCGATGGAACACTCGATACAATTTGCGAATCAATTATACGGTTGGCATTAAAGGAGGTGAAATCAGAATGAAAGGGAGATCTCTAAGACGAGCCATTGAAACAAAAGATGCAATACGGATAGGATCAAATTTGCCGTTGATTACTGACAAAACAGAACTTATCACCCCATCCATTGCCCAAGAAATGCTAAAAAGAAATGGAAACAATCGTCCCGTGAATTGGAGAAAAGTAGAAGAATATGCTGCGATAATGGCAGCAGGTAAATGGCAATTGCATTCACAGGGAATAATTTTTGATGGATCAAATAACCTATTAACGGGACAAAATCGATTGTGGGCAGTTATCTTCAGTGAATCTAACATATATATGCGCGTAAGCAAGGGCAATCCATCAACTGTAGCCAATTTATTGGATCGTGGTAGACCTCAGTCTGCCCGTGACTTGGCTTCTCGCAATACACAAAAAAAACATTCTCCAATAGAAGCGAGTATCGCAAGATGCTTATGTGTACTCAATGGAAAGCCAAAACCATCTGTTGATGAACTTGGAGAAATGATCGTTTTAAATTGTGATAGAGCAAAAGAACTTATTTCCGAAACAGCTGGCATGAAAAAAACAAAGTCCTTAATTATGATTTTGTCTGCCATATGTAAGGTGGCTAAAAACAATGATGATATTAAGCCATTGTCGTTAAGAATAAATCTTTTTGTGGATCAATTAAATGAAGCCCTTTTACCCGCTACGGCTGATAAATGCTGGGGAAAAGGAACGGCCTTTACGATGGCGATGGAGCAAGCAAAAAAATGTATAATTCAACAGAGGGGCAATCACGTATAACTTAAAAATAATGATCCATCTCATAAGATTTTATCTCACATTGAGGAACAGTTTTCACCTTTACAGGCTGCGGTTATACGCGTGGGCGTTGAGGAGATGCCATAGGGTCGGCGGCCCGAAATGGGATCAACCGGTAAACGGGGGCTACAACCAAAGATGGGCAAGCGGTGGCCCTCGCCGATTCCTTAACTAAAAAGGAGGTAAAGATGGAAAGAGATCGAAGTTTAGTTCAAGGCGAGATGTCGATAGCGGACGATTTTTTGATTCAGGTGGCAGAGGTAAAAGGCGTCAATGAATTATGTATTTTCTGTTAAATTAACTTTGGTTTGGTTGTTTTTAATTAAATTTAATTCACTTAACTCAAAAGGAGGTCATTATGATCAGAGATTCAGAAAAATCAAGAAAGAATTGGGAGAAGGCGAATGAGATGATCTTTGATGTAATCACGGAGAAAAGGCAATATACCGATTTGGCGAAGTTTGCTCTTCAGGCCGGGAATCTTCACGCCAAGATAATGGCGACCGAGGCCAATATGGAGACGAATCGTCTAATCATGGCGAGTAAGGTCTATGGCGATCCGGTGGAGATGAAGAAATATGTGGAGAAGTCCATGCCACAAATGATGATTGAGAAGAAATAAATTCCGTTATGTTGAATTGTTTTACTTTCCATTGAATTATGTTCAATTAACTTAATTTCACTTTAGAAAGGAGACTACCATGTATCAGCTAAAGAGAAAACTCAAAAGCGTAGCGCCGTACATCCAGAATAATCCAGAGACCATTATTGAGGGCGTGAGAGATAAGACCGCCACGACACAGATTGGGAAAAAAGTTCATGAACCAGAAAAGACTGGATACAAAAATGAGAAGGGGTATTTCATTCCTTCCAAGCAGATCAAGGGAGCAATGAATGGGGCGGGGAAGAAAGTCAAACTCGGAAAAGTTTCAATGTTCAATTTTATGAAGGCTTGCGTTTTCTTTGAAGGGATAGAGAATCAGATGAAGAGAAACGGGAAGCCTATTCAGAAATATGATTTTATTTACAATGAACCTATTTTAAAGCCGCCTCCAAAGAGCGACATGGTATTTAATCCCAGGGTGGCCTTCAACGACTGGGAGGTGGAAGTATCAATCAATGTCCTTGAAGATTCTATCCCTGCGGAGAAGATAGACGAGGTTTTGAGATATGCCGGTCTTTATGTCGGCATTGGTGCAAGACATCCCGAATATGGGCGGTTTGTGGTAGTAGATTAACTTCGTTAGGTTTTGTTAAGTTCGCTTGGGTTCGGTTAAGTTTATTTTAATTTAATTCACTTAAATTTATGACACTTGTAGAGGCCAAAAAGATTATCAAGGAAATCATAGAACGATACAAGGTCAATTTCTGTGATTATCATGAAGAGCGCAGGGAAGGGAAGGTTAAATTTATACATCTGGTGATTAAGCTGAAGATAGAAGATTGATTTTGTTCCGTTGGGTTGGGTTAGATTTGGTTAGGTTTTTTTCGATTAATTTAAATTCAGTCAAGCATTAAGATAGAAGAATAGATTTGCTTCGATTCCGTTAGGTTCGTTTTAATTTAATTAATTTCGGTTAAGCACGAGGAATGAACCCGGCTTGCCATAAAGGAGGATATTTAAATGCCGACTGGAGTTTATCATAGGTCAGAAAAAGAGAAAACCCGATTGAAAGATATGCTTAAAACAATTGGATATAAAACACCAAAAGGTAAGAGGTTTTCTCCATCAACCGAATTTAAAAAGGGTTTGATCCCCTGGAATAAGGGCAAGGAATGGATTGAAATGCGCGGAGAAAACCACCCAAGCAGAAATCCAGTTCATAAATTAACTTTTCGCAGAGTATGGCAACAATCAAAGGGAATCTTACTGAAAGGAATCTTGCGGGGAGAGAATCATCCCCAATGGAAGGGAGGAAAAACCCCACTGATTATGAAATTAAGAAATTCCCCAAAATATAAAGAATGGCGAATTGCAATCTTTGAGAGGGATAAATTTACCTGTTTAATTTGCGAGGATAATAGAGGGGGAAATCTTGAAGCTCATCACAAAAACGGAATGGCAGATATAATCCATCAAAACAATATTGGGTCAGTTGAGGAAGCCATGAATTGTGATAAACTGTGGGATCTTAAAAATGGAGTTACACTTTGCCAGAACTGTCACCCATTGGGCAATGAAATAAGTAGAATTTTAAAAATACTAATACTACCGTAGGAGGGGAAAAATATGGACAATGAAATACTTAATGCTGAAGTGGTAGGCGATAGCCTACAGGTTATTAAGAAAGAAAAGTCTCTGCTTCAAATCGCCAATGAAGCGGAGGAAATGTTTGGAGCTGTTATCAAGATCAAAAAAACAGCACTAAAAGCAACAAATATTGACGATTGGACAGATCAGGGCGGGAATCCCTACCTTGAAGGATCGGGCGCAGAAAAAATAGCCGGTCTTTTTGGTATTTCTTGGATTCTTCTTAATGATCCACAACCAGAATTTGAGGAAGATGGACATTTTACCTATACCTACCGGGGACGTTTTTCTTTAGGGGGAAGAACAATAGAAGTTGACGGTTCGAGGTCGAGCAAAGATCCCTTCTTTAAGAAATATGATTATTCTGGTCCTCAAAAAAAAGAAAAACCCATTTCTGCGATTGAGAAGAGAGATGTTAAAATGTCTGCATTTACAAATCTTCTCGTGAACGGAAACACCCGCATCCTGGGGATTCGGAATCTTACCTGGGACGATCTCAAAGAGTTTGCCGGAATCACCAGAGACCAGGTCGCCTCCGTCCAGTATAAGAAGGGCGGGGATAAGCCCCCGGTCGATATGCCGAAAGAGAAGGGAAAGGAAGACGAGGCCTCACATAATCCAACAGTCGAAGTTAGCATCGATAAAGTCACGCAAACGGCTGGGAAGAAAAAGGATGGTTCTGATTACACCAAATATACTATCCATGCCGGAGAGAAAAAGTTTTCGACCTTCTCTAAGACCATCGCCGAAACCGCCAAACGCTCCATAGAGTTCAAAATCTCCGCTAATATCGAATCCAAAGACACCCAATACGGGCCGGAGATTGTGTCTTTGACGCTGAATGAGGCGCCCGAGCCGGGGAGCGAAGGGTGAGACCTGAAAAAGTAATGATTTTGGGGATGGAACTTGATGAATGGAGGATTAATTCTTCGATCGCTCATTTTGGGGTAGGGGATGATTGGGCAACACTTTATGATATCGAAAGTAAAGAAAAAAGAAAAGGTCATGCAACTAAATTATTGAAAGAGGCTAAAAAATATTATAAAGGGAAAAAATTGGGTGGAACCATAGCCCTTAATCCAATAATGGGACATTTATACAAGAAATTAAAGATAAAAGAATATGTCAAATCTAATTCTTGATATTCCAACACATACTTACTATCTCGACAATAAGCCCTTGGATGGGTTGACCTCCACAATCGCCGAGGCGGGACTCATCCGGGGTGGTGATCCCTGGTATATGGGGCGCGGGACAGCTGTCCATCTTGCAACAGAATATTTTGATAAGGGGACTCTCGATGAGGATTCTGTCGCTGATGAGATCAAGGGGTATCTTTTATCCTGGAAGCAGTTCAGGGCAGACCAGAACTACACGGCAGTCGAAATCGAATATCCTATTTGGCATCCTGAACTCATGGTCGGCACGAAGATTGACCGGCTCCCTTTGCTTGATATCAAGTCTGGAGCCCCAGATAAATGGCATATTCTTCAATTAGCCCTGCAATGGTCAGCTTTAATTTGTCATGGTATGCACGACATGGCAAAATCCCCAATGGGGGTTTACCTCGATCCAGATGGTGGCCCGCCCAAAGTGAAACCTTACAAGACATCAGAGATGCGAGAAGCGTTTAAGGCTTATGCTTCGATGCTCTATTTTGTCAGATGGAGGAGGAACTAATGGAACTTCAAATCATCAAACCTGAAATAGAAAAATCAGCCCTACAGGAAGTCTTTGAGGCTCAATCCCTTGTGGTGAGCAATAGGGAGGATTATGAAGTCGGTCAGATTTATATGGGCCGGATCAAACAAAGGATCAAGATGCTCGAAGAGGAGCGCATGGCCCAGACCCGGCCTTTGGATGAAAGTAAGAAGAGGATCATAGATTTCTTCCGGCCCCACCTCGAGAAGCTCAACAATGCCAAAGAGCACCTGAATCAGATCATGGTCAAGTGGACTGAAGAGCAGGAGGCCAGGCGTCGGGAAGAAGAGAGGCGGCTCCAGGAGGAGGCCCGGAAGAGGGCAGAAGAGGAGGCGCTTCGCCAGGCCATCGAAGCGGAGGAGGCCGGGGAGAAAGAGGAGGCCGAGCAGATCATGGCCGAACCCGTCTATGTTCCGCCCATCCGGGTTGCTTCCGAAATTCCGAAATCAAAGGAATCTCACATCAGGGAGACCTGGAGTGCGGAGGTTATCAATTTGAAAGATTTGATCATGGCAATCTCTCAGGGGAAGGCTCCTCTTCAATCGGTTCAGGCTGACATGACGTTTCTCAATGGGCAGGCCAGGGCTTACAAACAGGCATTATCAATACCAGGAGTGCACAGTATTAGTAAAAAAACTCAAATATGATTTTTAACTGGAGTGACTTGTTATATTTTTACCAATGAGGTCCGCAATGGGAAGAAGGCTTAAAAAGGTCAAATTAAACGGAATCCCGATTCGGCAAGTTTGCGCCGATTGCAAAAGGGAGTTCACAGAGTATAAATGGAGTCCCTTTTGGTGTCCGGAATGCGATGCAAAAAGGATTGATCGAATATCTAAATCGTTAGATGCCATTGCCCTAAAAATGGGATTGGAGTGATGAAGAAAAAACCAAAAGATTGCCCAAAAAAAGATAAGATTTGTCCGATCATGAATACACGTTTTTGTGCCATTTTAACAAAGTTGCGCAAGGATGGATATGGTTGTTGTGTTGAAATATAACGAAAAACTGAGCGGTGAAGGTTCGATATGGTAAATGAGAATGAAGTTCAAGAAAAGGATGGCTATAAGCCATCCGCTCCAGTGACTTGTTCGGCGACCTACAATCCCAAAAACTGTTGTGGTGCAGACTGTTGGGCGCTTGGACAGGACAAAGGACAATGCTGGGGAAATGTCGAGGTAATAGATTCGATGGGCGACGATCCCGATGGAGGGGAATTCTGGGTTCATGCTTGCCGAGGCCATGAAGAAATGTGGCAAGATTATGGCAACGGTGGTCCTAAACTTTATATACCAGAAATATAGTCGCCGAACGTAAAGCTCAGCGGCGCATTGGGCGTCCGCTGGAGTGACTTGTTAGGCACTTTATATTTCATAGGAGAATGGTTATGACCATTCAGAGATTAATTGATAAATATTTAATGTTGCACAAACATGGATACGAAACCATAACTATTTTTCGAGTAATTTCCGACTTGAAGCATTGCCAAAAAACGCCCCAAAAGAAGATGAAGGATAGGAAGGGTGCCTAACGTAGAAGTGAGTTGCGGCCAATGGTTGATGATTGCTACATACCGTTAAAGTCGGAGAGTATGGATCGCAGCGTGTCGGATGTAGAGGGACTGCTGTCCATTGGCCGTCAACTCCAGTGAAAGGGGGCAAAGATGACAAGGGATGAGATGGTAAAGGAGATTAAGAATAGAGTGGAGCGGGCATGTGACCACATAAAGGATTATCAACCGTATCTCACATTAGGTTCCGCAAAACTTCTCCTCTCCGAATGTGAGAGGTTGGAGGCAAAGGTTAAACAGTTGGAATTTTTAATCAAGACACAAAAGGATTATGCGAAATTATTAGTTGATGAAATAAATGAAATTGTTGGCTTGGCAGTGGCTCATGGATGGCGATCAACAAGAAACGAAGAAGGCAAACGACTTAGGGAACTGATTGAAAAGGAAGGATTAAGGGATTGAAGGAGGGGATTGAGGAGTTTGATAATGAAGCATACGAAGAACACTGTATGTCAAAAGCTACATCTAAATGTCTAACTAAATTACTAAAACTGATTGAGGAGAAGCCATGAAGCAATTACCTGACAATTTTTATGCTTTCCCACATTATGCAAGCACGGTAATTACGAGAAAGGAATTGAGAGAATTGTTATTGAATACTGAGGGAACTGCAATTATACAGGGTCATTTGATGAAAATAAAAAGCAAACACTTAGGGGCAGGAGTTTATAAAATTACCGTAGAAATATAGAGCCACTTCGGGTGGTGCTATAAGCATCGGCTGGAGTAACTTGTTAGCACTTTTTTTAATAATTTTGGAGGACTCAAGATGGAAAATATCAAAGTTGGAGACATCGTGAATTACCATTCCGTGATTGGAGGCAAAGTGACTTCCTCTGGGCACAAAGTAACCGCCATCGAGAAAAGATATGGACAATGGATCGCATGGATTACTGGAAAACCCGCTTGTGTGGCAATCAAGGCTTTATCTAAAGAGTGATAACAGTGTAATAGGCGGAAAATAAGGTGGGTCGGTGGCAAAAGCCCTTCAAGCCGTCAGTAAGGGCGAGGTAATTCACGCAAATGGAAGCACAGTTTAAGATCGAGAAAAATATCCCTATCCCTTTGCATAGGGGAAAATACCCATTTTCCAAGATGGAGATAGGGGATTCATTTGGGTTTGAAACAGAAATACTTATGAAAGTCAGGACCGGTTCATATTCCTGGATGAGTAGGTTTGGAAAAGGAAAAAGGTTTCTGGTAAAAAAGACGGATAAAAAACTCGGACGATGCTGGAGAATAAAATGAAGGGAGACCCGAAGGCCCCCCCTCAAATTTTAATTTTAATCTTGCTCAATCCCAAGGCGGCAATTTAGCAATGGCTGCGTCAATCCTGGCCTCAAATTCTTCCTGAGTGATGTCTTTCACCCGCTCCCCTTTTATCATATTTAGAAGGTCTTTAACTCCAGGGGCCAGCTTAGGAACTGCCTGCCCTGCCAATACCAATAATTCGATTGCCAACAAAACCTTTCCCATATCAAGTCACCTCCTTATTTTTTAAATTGGTTTACCAGGGTGATAAGTTCATAAGCAAGACCCTTGAACTGACTCAGAAGCTTGTCATACTCAACCAACAGGGCATCCCTTTTTGCGGCATCCTCCGCTTTACCGGCAACCTTTAAGGCACTCCCCGCAGCGATGAAGGCTGACCTGGCCTTGTTATAGGCATCTTTAATTTTGACCAGTTGTGCATCGGTAATTAGCTTCTGGGCATAGAGAGCCTCAGCCGTTATTCTGGACTGTTCGATGGTGATTCCTGTCAACTCATAGGTCGTAACCGCCGCCTTCCTCCAGGGTTGATCGGATGCACAGGCCGTCACTATCATCAGTATTACCACCATGACCAAAAATAGACTTGCCTTTCTTCGCATACCATTCCTCCTTTCATTTATCGGTCAGCATATTCCCGTTCTGACCTGTTCCAAGATTTTTGATGATGTAAGCAATCCCACCAGATAGGGCTGCCGCTAAAATTGTCTTCCAGTTAATCACCAGAGAACCGGCATTGACTGACTGAAGGATGATGGTTAGTGGTGCAGTAATAATAGCTATAAAAAAAGCCCTCTCCCAATCCGATAATTTAACCCTCCATAGTTTTGTGAACATTGTCTCACCTCCTTTACTTCTTTATTTCCTTCATCTCTCTTAATATCTGTTCCCTTTCCCGTTTAAGTTTCTCAAGATCAGCTTTCTTGGTCGAATCGCTCGGACTTGACCCATATCTCTTTTCCATATCGTAAATCCTATCTTCGTTTGTTTTTAATTCCATTGCTTTAAATTTATAGTCCATCATCTGCATTATCTTGTCGGTCTTTTGGTCAACTTTCTTTAAATCCTCACATAGAGCATATCTTTCAAGGAAAGTAAAAACTCCATAACAACTCGCAAGAAGCCCGAATATTAATCCTATGGCGATAAGTTTATCTTTCATTTATTTCTCCCTGAATTCAGAATGAATATGGTCAAGGTGAGCAGGATCACCAAAGATGATCTCATATTTTGGATTGATTGCCTTCAGCTTCACCCTGATCCTGTCTGCCGTATCCTGTGGGTTAGTTAGCCCCCATATCCTGAAGTCCCATCCCGTCCCCTTGTAATGCCATGAATTAGGGTGATGCTTCCCGTCATCCGCACTGGTAACGGTAGGCGTTATCTCGTCCCTCTGATACTCTTCCCAGAAGATATGGGCAAGGGTGATAAAGATGTCATCTATAAACCTGAAATAGACTTCTTTTTTAGTCTGGATTTTCATCACACACCTTAATCAATTCCTTTATCCATTTAGAAATAATAATATCGCAACGTAAGGCAAGCATACCTTCACCCCTGCGGGCAAGGTCGGCCTTCCTTGTTACCCACATGCAGACGCCAAAAGCCTTCTGGATAATGGCTTCCCTCGCCTCTCACTCTCCATGTTTAACTCTTAAATAACCATGCAATTACAGCGATTTGACCGATAGCAATTAAAACCTGTAAAATATGATCACTCCACTGCTTGCCCCCTGTCCTTTGGTGTGCCATTGCTTCAAGATGATCTAACTTCACATCAATCTTTTCAAACATTAAATCCACCTCTTTCTTTCCAGCAAATTCGGCCGTCTGTCTGGTTAACTGTTCCCTAAACTCATTCATCCCCTCCAAACGCCTATCCATCTCCGCTTTTGCCATTGTGGTAGCACCATGGAGAGCTTCAAATTTGATATTGGATACCTTTTCCTTCTCCTCCATTTTATGACAAATTCCATCCATCCTTACCATAACTGCTTCATGAAATTTACAAAGAGTATCATCCATTTCTACTCTTCTCCTCGCTTTCCCTAATCCATCAATTTAATAATTGTAGC